TAATTCGAAAACACCAGGCGCACGGCGCTAACCCGTTCCTGGCCCCGCTGTAGTGTAAGCCTGATTAGGATAAGGGGACTTAGGGTATGTCCTATGTTGTGATCCCATAAGATCGCTTAGGATTCATCCCATGCCGCTAGATCGCGGTCTTTTAGGAACCAGTATGAACCCCTGCATTCGCTGCCAGTTCGTGATTGAGAATCGTCAGAATGTGATGAACTCAAAGTGCGGCCACCCTGACCTCCAGGTCATCAATGTGGTGACGGGCGACAAAGAACCTCTCTTCTGCACCACCGCACGCATTCGCGGTAACAAGTGCGGCCCTGAAGGAGAGCTGTGGGCTTATGACGATGCCTTTCCTCCTGCTCAGGAGTGGGAAGAATGAGATACGTCTATCGCCCTTCTCATGAGGCTATCGAGGCTCGCCGTAAAGCGGCTATGGATGTGCTGTTTGCCATCTTCCTCGGTTTGTGTGGTGCACTCTTTTTCTTCTTCTTCCTATGAACGTCTACAAAGCAATCAATCAAGTCCAGGCCGAGCTTTCGACCATTGGCATCACCAAGAGCCGCCGCAACAACCAGGGAAACGGCTACAACTTCCGAGGCATTGATGATGTGTATAACGTGGTTTCACCTCTCCTGGCGAAACACGGGCTGTGCATCCTTCCTCGCGTTTTGAGCCGGGAGTGTGTGGAGCGCCACTCTAAAAGTGGTGGGGCTTTGTTCTATGTCACCGTCGAGATGGAGTTCGACCTGGTTAGCGCTGAGGATGGATCAAAGCACACCATCAAGACATTTGGCGAGGCGATGGACTCTGGCGACAAGGCCACGAATAAGGCTATGTCAGCAGCCTACAAGTACGCAGCATTCCAGGCGTTTGCGATCCCCACAGAGGGAGACAACGACACCGAGAACCAGACGCATGAGGTTCTTGGGCCGGAGGATCAGCTCTTTGAGGATACCTACCTTGATGAGCTGAAAGAAGCCGCTAAAGGCGGCCTAACAAAACTGGAAGAGGCATTCAACGCCATTCCTGCATCAAAGGCTAAGTCTCGGTTCTGGATCAGGAAGCGAGATGATCTGAAGAAAGAGGCATCGAAATGAAAAAAACATGGGACGGTGGGCCAGCATTCCCACAAGAGCGAACACTTGACTGCGGATCACTTGAGGAATGTGAGGGACTCTCAATCAGAGATTACTTTGCCGCAAAAGTGTTAGCCGCCCTTTGCAGTAAAGAGCCAAATTTTGAGGAGCGAGTATCAATGGAAAACGATCCTGTTGCTTGGATGGACTCCATTGCAGAGATCGCATATCAATACGCTGAGTCAATGATCGAAGAACGGAAAAAATATTATGAATGAACAACGCACAGATGAGTGGTTCGCCCAGCGAGCAGGCAAGGTCACCGCATCCTCTGTTTATAAGATGTTGGCTCGCACCAAGACCGGGTGGGGCGCAGAGCGAGACAAGTACAAGGCCCAACTGGTCGTTGAGAGGCTTACAGGCAAACCAGCCAAGACTTACTCCAACGCCGCTATGGAGTGGGGAGTGCAGACGGAGGCCGAGGCCAGGGCTGCATATGAGGCTCTGAAAGGTGTCCTGGTGACCGAGGTAGGGTTCATGCCTCACCCGACCATTGAGATGTGCGGAGCCTCACCAGACGGGGTTGTGGGAGATGGATTGGTGGAGATCAAGTGCCCGGAAACGGCGACGATGATCGACCAGCTCCTGTCAAAGAAAATCCCGAGCGAATACTTCAAACAGATGCAGCTTCAGATGAAGTGCGCTGACAAGAAGTGGTGTGACTTTGTGGTCTATGACCCAAGGATGCCAGAGAGTATGCAAATGTTCGTCGCTCGAGTGGAGAGGGACGAGCGTTTCATAGCAGAGATGGAAGCCGAGATCGTCAAGTTCCTGGCAGAAGTCGATTCAACCGTAGCAAAACTTAAGGAACAGTATGGCCAAGCTAATGTATGACATCAAAGTCGTGATCGGAAAGTACACCAACAAGGATGGCGAAGAGAAGAATCGCTACTTGAAGATGGGCGCTGTCATCGAAACCAAAAACGGCCTCATGATGAAGTGGGACTGCATCCCAGTTGTTGAAGGCGGCTGGAACGGATACGCCTACCTGAACCCGCCGGAAGATCAAGAAAACTCCAACAAGCCGCGCCGCCGCACGAACGATATTGAGTTCTAAGGGTAATCACTAGGCCACCTCTTCATAAGGTGGCTTATCATCACACAGTCCGTTAAGCGAAAGGAAGCCGAAATGAGTGGACTAGCACGAAACACCGATCCCGACACCTCCCACGAGGCAGCAAAGCTCAACACCACCACCTTGGAGAGCAGGGTGTTTGAGGTCATCAACGCGAATGGCCCAATGACCACCGAGGAGATCGCCAGAGCAACTGGGATTGATCTCCAAAGCATCACACCACGGATCGCTCCTCTGATGCGCTTGGGAGTTCTTGTAGATACAGGAATGAGAAAGCCTGGCGCATCTGGCCGCAACCGCCGAGTGATTGGAGTCAAAAATGGAGTTTGAGACCTACATCGGTGACTGCACAGTCGAGGTCGAGGCTCAGGTCGGAGAATGCCGCGCCAAGATCATTAGCCTGACCATCAATGGTTTGGAGTTTCCTGTGGAAGCTCTTAGCGCCAAAACGCTCCAGCGCATTGAGGATGAAGCAGATCGGATGGTACAGGAATGAAATGGTCGCCTAGTGAAATGAAGCGCCGACCGATTGGAAGCGCAGATCGTGAACCTTTGTATTCTGTGTCTGAAATAGCGGAAGCACTTGATATATCGAGACAAGCGTTAACAAGGGCGCTGCAGTCTGATGGCGCACCAAGTTCCATCTTTAATGGTAAAGATCACAGATACCTAACGAAACCAGCAAGAGTGCTTTATCGATTGGCAACCGTTGTCAAATGGTATCGGGAGGTATATGTTCCATCTAGTCCTTCAGATAAAAAGTTGGAGCATGAGCGCACCCTTAAACGAGAGCGTGATAGGCGTTATCGCGAACGGAAGAAGGCAAAGGCAGGGGGTGCAGCATGAACCTACGAGAAGCAGCGCAGCAGGCGTTTGAGGCGATGGGAAAGATGCACGCCAGGAACATGGAAGATTTCATGGATTCCATGACTGCGTATGTCAATCTACAGAGGGCGCTTGCGGAGCCTGACCAGGACGACACCGCCCTGCTGCGGCAGGCGTTGGAGGCGTTGGAGACGTTTCAAAAGATCAGTGATTTCACACCGGCGCAAGGCATTCATGCCATCACCGCCCTGCGCGAACGACTAGGAGAGAAGACATGAGCTTCATTGATTGGGTGATCTTTTGCATCTTGTGTGTTCTTGCGGAGGCCAAATGAAAACAAAACTCCTGACGTTAGCTAGGAAGCATTGGAACAATCCAGACTTCCCAAGAGAGGTGAATCGGGCCTACCAAAGAAAGTGGGTCAAATCGCTTCGTCTTCTCGGGGACAACTGGGCACTTGCTAAATACGAAGAGCGAAAGGAAAAGGAAAAGAAATGAAAATCCTCTGCTTCTTTGGACTCCACCGCAGAACAATGACCAATAACCGTATCCGCTGCACCAGGTGTGGCCGTTTTCTAAAGAAATGAAGAACGAAAAGGTTTTAGAACTTCTCAAAGACGGGCCAATGACTAGCGCAGAAATCTCAGAAGCACTAGGCATCTGCGCTCACCACGCCTCTTCGATGATGCTCAGGCTCATCAGAGAGAACAGAAAGCGCCCACAGCTTGTCCACATTAAGAGCTGGGTCACAGACCATAAGAACCAAAGAAGGTATCCTCGCGCACTCTACGAACTCGGGGCAGGCCCGAACGCTAGAAAACCAAAGCCCGACCCAAACGCCAGAAAGCGTGAGTACGAGGCCCGTAAAAGATCAATCCTCAAGACCTCAAGCGTCTTTAACCTAGCCGTACCCCTGAAATGTTTACGCTCCCGAAGTACACCTGGGACAAAGACCGCGAACTCTGCAAGCAATGCAAGCACTTGAGAGAAGAGCCGCGCAAGCACAGCCAGTACACCAGCATCTCAATGTCTTGCGTCAAGAACCCTTACAAGGCAAGTAAGGGGATCGGGTCTTGTATAGACAACCGCACCAGGGGGCCGTGCGGCCAAGAGGGAAGACTGTTCGAGGCTAGCTCTCAGCCAGAAGGTACAGCCCAACATTGCTGAAGGAATAGCCTGCGTACACCACGCACATAGGCCAATTTCCCTTTAATCCCTGCTCTAGAGCGATCCAGGCGTAAATACAGCCTGTCAGGGCTATGAGCCAACCACTCATTGCCGAGATGATCTGTCGGCTATCTTGCGCTGGATTGCTTGGGATTCTTCCTCAGACACAGGCTGAGAATGCTTGAATAGAGTGCCGTCCTCAAGCATCGCGTGGAGCTGGGCGATCAGTTCTTGCAGCTCTTCCTGGGTTCCGTCGAAGTCGTCAAAGCACCCAGGAGCGAACTCAAGTTTCAGCTTTTCGGTCATGGTCAATCGGCAAAAAGCCGCCCCCGGAAGTACGCCTTTCCATCGTCCCGGACTGCACAGAACTCTGGATGGAGCAAAGTTCCCCCCTTCCAGGTCAACACCGCGAATCCTGATGCCCAGTTTAGCCCAGGCTTGCCGAGTCTGTAATCGAATTCTTGCTGATCGTCGTTGGCCAACATCCCGGTCTTGATGCCGTAGTGGGTTCCTTTAAAGCCTTTATGTGCTTTGCAGCCTAGCTCATGGGTGTGTCCGGTGACTGTATGACAGCCACCCTTCAACACATCGTTCCATCCCGAGTGAATCCCGGCGTGCCAATCATGGATGATGACCATATCGTCGTTGACATCAATGCGGTCTGAGTCCATCCATTGAGGCAAGTGGTCTCTTAGGGTAAACCCCGCAACACCCTCATATTGGGGAGCCATAGAAGACAGCCTCGACTCAAACCTCGCGCAATGGTTCCCATAGGTGCGGAACAGATGTGTGCCGGGAATGATCGCCCGTTCGATATCGCCAGTTCGCTCTATAACGGCATCAAGCTCCTGCTTGACCGTTGGGACTTGCTTCCACCTAATCCGAGGATGGCGGCTGATGCTACCCCCATCCAAGATGTCTCCGTTGAGAACGACAGCCTTGACCTCTCTGCCCATTTCGGTGATGAGGTTGCACAGGGCTTTATGAGCGATAGGAACCACTCCAGGAGAGTAGTGGGCATCTGACCCAACTAAAACCACCCCATCGTGGATTTCTAGGCGGTTGACATCCCGTCTCGAGGACATGATCGCTCGCAGGGCCATTGGATCGTGCTTCAGAGCCTTTGGGCTGCTTGCCACTAGAGCAATGCCATGCCGCTTTTCTATTGCGTCCCTGCGTAAATAAATGGCTCTCAGGCTAAGGCCCAGTTGCTCACTCAAGCGAATAGGAGAGCCTCCAGAGGACTGCCAGGCCGCAATGAACTGCTCATCGCGCTTTTTACTAGGATGCCCCATCATGTTCCCTGAACAAGACCGACTCAAGAACGTTGATAACCCCGTGTTCAGCAGCGTCCAACTGCTCAGGGGTAGCGCCACGGTCTTGTGCGATGGCGATCAACTCATGGAGGAAAACATGAAGCACCTCGTGGAGTGCTGTCTGGGATAGGGACTTATTGTTTATCGGCGTTGCACCGAAATCCC